CAGCAGAAGCCAAGGCAGCAGAAGCCAAGGCAGCAGAAGCCAAGGCAGCAGAAGCAGCAGCAGAAGCCAAGGCAGCAGAAGCCAAGGCAGCAGAAGCCAAGGCAGCAGAAGCCAAAGCAGCAGCAGAAGCCAAAGCAGCAGCAGAAGCCAAAGCAGCAGAAGAAGCCAAAGCAGCAGCAGAAGCCAAAGCAGCAGAAGAAGAAGAAGAAGAACCCGAAACCGAAACAGATGTCACGACTTACACTATTGATGACTGTAAGTCGTGGGCGATGAAAGCGCTAAACGCTAAGAAACGCCCGATTGTACAGGAAGCTTTTGAAAGCGTAGGCGCGTCCAGTTTCCCGACGTTGAAGGAAGAGATGTTTAACGATTTTGTTGCATACATTTCAAGCCGTTTGTAATGGGACACGCAGATAGAGACCACGCGATTCTATCGCCGAGTAGCGCGAAACGATGGGTACATTGCACTCCATCGGCGCTACTAGCGGAAGCCGCAGGCAGCAAGTCAAGCGTTTACGCCGAAGAGGGCACTCTAGCACACGAAATAGCCGAATATGCTTTGATGCAGTACCTAAACGGATCATACGATCCGATCATAGACGAGGAGTTGCCAATCAAGGATGAGCACCTTAAAAACCCACTGTTTAGTATTGACATGGCGAATTACATTCGCGACTATTGCGATTACGTTATCGGTGAAGGTTACGAGATGCAGAAGGCGGACGGGTTGAGTAAAATGTTCCTAGAGCGTAAAGTAGACATTACCGATTATGCACCGGATTCGTTCGGATCGGTAGACGTAACACTTGAATCATATCACACGATCCACATTATTGATTTGAAGTACGGCGCAGGCGTTAAGGTGACCGCCGATCACAACGAACAAATGATGTTATACGCTTTGGGAGCTTTGAAGGCAGCAGCGTCGAAGGGCATAACCAATATTCGAATGACGATCGCACAAGTCAGATTAGACCATTACGACACGTTCGAGATGTCAAAGGATGAGTTACTTGATTGGGCGGAAAAAGTCCTGAAGCCAGCCGCAAAAGCGGCAATACAGGGCAAAGGGAAACAGGTTATTGGGAGTTGGTGCGGTTTTTGCCCGGTTAAGGCCCAATGCAGGGCGCAACGTGACGCAATACTTGCAGACTTCGACGAAAAGCCCGAGCCTCTTCTATTGTCTGATGAAGAAGTGACAGACCTTATCGGTAAGATCGACACGTATAAGAGCTGGATAGAATCAGTAAATAAGTACGTCTACGATAGAGCGATACAGGGCTATAAATGGGAGGGTTACAAGCTAGTTGCAGGTAGAACCAGCCGAGTTATCAAGGACGAGGCAAAGATACGCCAAGCACTCCTAAACGAGTTCCTAGAGGACGAAGTACTAAACATCAAGCTAAAGGGTATCGGAGATCTTGAAAAACTGTTAGGTAAAAAGGTATTTAGCGCGAGGTTTGGAGACGCAATCGAATCGCGACCCGGCGCACCTAAACTAGTACCGGAATCTGCTAAGGGTGTAGAATATAGCCCGCTTTGCGACTTTGACATTGAAGGCTAACAGAAGTTAAAAAACAATTAAAGAATGCATAAATGGTTTGAAGTTTAAAATAAAGCAATATCTTTGAACCGAAAACAAATTAAAATCTTAAAAATTATGAGTAGAAAATTGATTTTAAAAAACGTACGTTTCTCTTATGTAAGAGTTTTCGAGGCAGAACAATTCAATGGGGTAGGTGATTTTCATTACAGTGTTGTTCTTCTGATCCCCAAAACAGACGCCGCCCTGGTTAAGCAAATTAATGATGCGGTTAAGGCAGAAGCGCAGGAATATTTTGCGAAAGATCCGAAATTTAAGGGACGTGTGCCGGAAAATTACAAAAGCCCTTTAAAGGATGGCGACGCGCCGGAGAAAGAAGGACAAGCCGGATTTGAAGGTATGTACTACATTACCGCGAAAAGAAAAGAGGAACACGGGCAACCGATTGTAATTGACAAGGGTAAACGCCCGATCACAGTGAAGGAAGATATGTATTCTGGCTCTTGGGGCGTGGCTTCCATCTCAATTTACGGTTACAATATGAGCGCCGACAACCGCGGTATATCAGCCGGATTGAACGGAATTCAGAAAGTAACCGATGACGATAGACTGGACGGCGGATCAAGCGTCAATGACTTCGAAGATTTGAGCGATGAAAACGACGGTCTGGCAGACTTCAACTAAAACAATTATTTCAAGTATAAACAATTAAATTAATTATTAATCAATCTCGTTAAAACAAGTGTAAAATGATTCTCAAAAGCCGTGCCGAGTAGAAGCGGCACGGCTTTTAACTTTAAAAACCCCTAAAAACATGAAACCAATTTATATAGATTTTGAAACATTTTCAAGCGAAGACATTAAGAGCGGCGGCGCGTACAGATATACGCAATCGCCGGACTTCGAAATACTCTTAATAGGTTATGCGATCGAGGACGGAGACGTTAATATTATTGATATGACGCAGCCCGGATCGATCATAAAATTTGCCGCTTTCGTTCGCCTCATATCTTTGCCGCAATATACGATAGTGGCACACAACGCCCAATTTGAACGCCTGTGTTTGAAGGCGTATAAGGTAGACATTCCCGCGGATCGCTTCATGTGTACCGCGACATTGGCGTTATATGCAGGATTCCCCGAAAGCTTGGGAAACCTTTCCAAAGCCCTTGATCTGAAAGAGGGTAAAAAGGGTACAGGGCTAGCCCTTATAAAGTTCTTTTGCCAATACCAAAGACCCAACAAAGCGAACCCGGAAGAGTACCGTAACCGCCCGGAAGACTACCCGGACAAATGGGAGGAATTTATAGATTACCTACGTTATGATGTCTTATCAGAACGTGAAGCACTGGCACGCCTAGACTATTGCAAGTTCCCACAGTCGGAAATAGACCTGTACCGGCTGGATCAGGACATTAACGACAACGGTATAGCCGTAGACATGGAACTAGCGGAACGGGCGGACGCTCTCAACGAAGAGTTTTGCGAGGAGCTGAAGAACCGGATTAAGACGAAGTACGGCATATCCTCTTTAAAGTCCACAATGCAATTAAAGGACTTTGTTCTAATCAATACTGGAAAGTCTTTCGATTCATTCCGTAAAGAGGACATAGAGCAGATTATGCAGGAGTGCGACAACGAACGAGTAGACGAGGTACTGAACGCCCGAAAGATCATAAACAAAACTAGCAACGCCAAATATACCGCGATGCGCAATTGTGTGTGCTTCGACGGACGGGTACATGGTTTGTACCGTTTCTATGGCGCGGGCCGTACTGGACGATGGGCGGGTAGGCTAGTCCAAATGCAGAACCTACCGCGTAACTACATACACGACCTTGACGGCGCACGTGATAATGTTAAACACATGTGTTTGGCAGACTTTGAAACGTTTTGGGGAAATGTGCCCGACACGTTATCACAGCTTATCAGAACAACGTTTGTAGCCCCCGCTGGCACCGTATTCCATGTCGCCGATTATTCGGCTATTGAAGCCCGCGTACTGGCGTGCCTGTGTCGTGAAGATTGGCGTATTGAAGCGTTCCGCAACGGTAAAGATATATATGTAGTGTCCGCAAGTATGACGTTCAGTTTGCCCGAGGATCAATGCGGAAAAGGCACCCATTACCGCCAACAGGGTAAAGTAACAGAGCTGGCTCTAGGTTATGAGGGTTGGATAGGCGCTATGTCTAATATGGACTACGAGAAGGCAATTGACCCGGCGTTGTACAAGGATATTATATTGAGATGGCGCGACGCTTCTCCACGAATAGTTGAATTTTGGGGGGCCCTGGACAGCCGTGCTAAACTCTGTATTCGTAACAAGAAAGACGTGGAGGTTATCCGGTACGGCGTACACGTTTGTACATTTCAATGGTTTAAAGAAAACAATTCTCTAGCAATTTTATTACCTTCGGGCCGTCGTTTGTTTTACCCGTTTTGCCGGATCGCTACGAAAAGCGTGAACGGACGAGACAGGGAGGTTATAACGTACAAGGGTCAAGACCTTACCGGAAAATGGGCAGACCTAGACACATATGGCGGAAAGCTAACCGAAAATATAACGCAAGCAGTCAGCCGTGACCTATTGGCATACGGCATGCAGGAGATTGTAAAACGTTACCCGGCTGTTAAAATCGTGGGACATATCCACGACGAGACGGTAAACGAAGTACCTTTAGATGATTTTGGCGAGCCAACTGTTTCGCTAGCAGAGATTTGCGAAGCTATGGCAGTTACACCAAAATGGGCGGACGCTTTCGGTATTCCATTGAAGGCAGAAGGATTCACTAGTAATTATTATAAGAAAGATTAATTAACATGGAAAAATACACCTTATCACTTGCAGGTTCTTCGGCGTCTCTGAAATGGAAGGCCGTACGCATGACTTGGGAAGCGTTTTTGGAAAGACTGGGAACGCCCGTTATCACTAACGAAACGGTACGCGAGTTCGATAGACTGGACAAGCCTGCCAAATCGTCTTTGAAGGACGTAGGCGGATTCATGGCTGGCGAGCTTTCCGGTCCACAAAGACTTAAGAAAGCGGTTATGTCCCGCTCTATGATTACGCTAGATGTAGACTTTGGCGACGATCTTTTCCCGTTCGATTTTGCGGATCGCTTTCCGGGCGTAGCCGCTGCCGTCTACACTACTAGATCAGACCGCCCCGGATCACGCCGTTACCGTCTTATCATGCCTTTCAAAGAAGAGGTTACAGACGTTACAATGTACGAAGCCGCGGCGCGTAAAGTAGCCGAGTTGTTAGGTATAGACCTATTCGATAAAACGACCTTCCAACCGGAACGTATGATGTACTGGCAATCTCTTTCCAAAGACCAAACAGGGCTTTTCGAAGTATTCGAAGGCGAGCCGATCAGCGCGGAGTATCTAATAGGTTTGTACGGAGACAACGAAGAATGGCGCGACGTGCGCAAATGGGCGTTCCACTCCGAGACGGAACGTGATACCCGTTCTATCATTAGTAAAGAGATGGCGAAAGACCCCCGCGATAAAGAGGGCCTAGTAGGCGCGTTTTGTCGCTCGTACACGATACAGGCAGCAATAGACAAGTACCTTTCAGACGTTTACACAGAAGCAGAAAACGGCCGTTATACGTACGTTCTTGGATCGGGCGCTGCCGGGCTGGTAGTGTACGACGACGTGCTTTGTTTTTCTCACCACTCAACCGACCCGATCGGAGACGGACACGCATACAACGCTTATGATTTGGTGCGTGTGCACAAGTTTGGGCACCTGGGTAAGGAAGACAGCACCCGCGAGATGAACAAGCTAATTTGCGCCGATAAAGAATGCGTTAAAGATATGGTAGCCGTGGACGATGATCTAGCCGACTTCGAGGAGTACACGGACGAGGTTAAGAGCGACGCACAGACCGCCGCCGAACTTGTTTGGGACTTGGACAGAAAAGGCGATAAATTATGTACCGTTCGCAACTTCGTTAATGCCTTCAAATGTGATCCGCTATTAAATGATCTGCTAGCATACGACTTGTTTCTCGATACGATCGTGTACACCCGTACGCCGTTCTTCTCGAAAAACATAAAGAAGGGCGATATGTTGGACGACACAGCAGTAGCGATTATCCGTGGACGCATTGAGGTTTTGCACGGTATTTATAATGACAGCAAATTAAACGACGCGTTGGAAAAGGTTTGCAGCGAAAATGCTTTCCATCCTATCAAAAAATATCTAGAGGCGCAAAGGTGGGACGGTGTGAAGCGTATTGATAATTTCTTGGTTGACTACATGGGCGCAGAGCCTAGTATATATGTTTCCGAGGCGTTCCGTAAAATGTTGGTTGCGGCTGTTACTAGAGTTTATGAGCCGGGCCACAAATTTGATACGGCGCTTGTTATGTATTCAGGACAGGGCGCGGGAAAGTCCACGCTTATACAGGCGTTGTCTAAAGGATGGTTCAACGATTCATTAACGGACGTGTCCGGGCAGAAAGCGTATGAAGCAATACAGCATGCTTGGATCGTGGAGTTAGCCGAGTTGTCAGCCCTTCGCCGTTCGGACGTGGAAGCTACTAAGAACTTCATAAGCAAACGTGAAGATACGTACCGTAGTGCATACGCCCGCCGGGTAAAGACACACCGCAGACAATGCGTATTTTTCGGGTCTACAAACGACGATGAGTTTTTGAAGGACAAGACCGGAAACCGCCGTTTCTTCCCGATAGAAGTTTGCGCCAACAAGAACACGCACAAGCTGTTTGAAAAGTCTTTTGAGGCGGTGGTAGACCAACTTTGGGCGGAAGCAATGGAACTGTACATGTTGGGCGAAAGTCTTGTTTTGTCTGACGAAGCCGAAGCGATCGCTAACGAAGGCCGCAAAGAATTTACAGAAGAAAGCCCGCTAGTAGGTATTATAGAGAACTATCTAGATAAGCTTTTCCCGGCTGACTACGAAGACCGCACCGAACAACAACGAGCCGACTTCCTAGCGGGATCATTGGATGAGATCGGTGACACAGTTAAAAACGAGTTCTGTTTAATGGAGCTTTGGGTAGATGCCCTGGGGCGCAGGAAAGAAGATTATACAAGCGCGAAGGGCCGCGAACTTGCAGCGGCTATGAGACAATTAGGCGGATGGTATAAAGGAAAGTTAAAAAGAACTAAATTATACGGCGTACAAGTAGTTTATATCCGGGAAAGAAGCAAGGAAAGCAAAAAATTACTATCTTTGTGATACCGAATTAAAACAATACTTTCTTTTCTAATTTTTAAGGTTAATACTTTTAGGGTGGTTTTTCAGTTAAAAAGTCTTTCGTAGTGATACGCGAGACTTTATTTTTGTTAATATACTAAAGTTTTTTGAGAAAAGTTTTGGTAGTTCATAATTAAGTCGTATCTTTGAAATGTCAAAAGGAAATAAACCAATTAAAAATTAGAATTATGAAAACTAAAATTGAAGCATTAGAAAAGAACTTATCAAAAGTTGCAGGTGTAAATGTAGAAATAACTTTCGCACGAACCAATATGGTTACATTAGCATGGGACGGTGAAGATATAGAAGTGTTCAACCGCTTGCAAAAGTATTTTAAAGGGGTTCTTTTCGAATATGAATATGATGAAGAATGTGATATGTCAGTTTGTTGTTTAAGTATATGAAACAGAATACAGGAAAACTAAGCGAGGCGGATTTAAAAGCCCGCCGCCGCTTTTGGAACAAGAAAGGATTTTTCGGAGAACCCGCAAAGAAACAACTCGAACGGGATTCAATGAAAATGCAGAAACTAGTTAAGGCGTTGAAAACCTTTTCCCTCGAGGAAGTTAAGAGAATACGCGCTACGAAATACCCTGGTAAATTTTTCACCGATAATATGTACACAGTGTGGCGCGCTAGTGAATCAGATTTTAACCATGCAATATCAACCTTTAAAATATTTTAGTTATGGATTTGGTAAGAAAAAAAATCGACGAGGAATTCGCTAGCAGCGAATACTGGGTAACAAAGCATATTATATGTGATTTGGAACTGAAGGCAATTAGGGTTAAGTGCACCGCTGACGAACTTTATATGGACGGCGAATACTATTGGAGCTTAGATTACATTGTTAACGGTTACGCGGAAACTACCTATAATGAATATGTAGAATTTATGTATCGGCAAGCCGTAGAAACCGCGAAGCGAATGGAGGAATTTTTGGGAGTTAAAATTAATATTTGGAGGTTCTAATATGAAACAGTTTATAGTTTACACGTTTTGGGCGATCCTATTTGTATTATTCATTTTGTTGTGCTGCGAGCCAACAACTAATATTTAAAAGTATGGTACAGATACTAAGAGCTAATATAGTAACCACAGCGGGAACTATTGTAAGAGACTACACAGAAGTAGCGGACGAACTAGGGGCCTACATGGTAGAGGATATAGAGGCGGAACGGCGGTATATCGCCGAGTGCCAGACCCGAATGGGATTTACGGTTAAGCGGGTTAATCTAACTTATGTAACGAAGGAATGATATTATATACTATTTTAGCGGCGGTACTTATCGCGATCGCCGTGTATTATCCAATTAAACTTATAAAATTTTATTGTATGGAAAGTACTGAACAGGCCTTGAAGGCCAAAATTACACGGGACTTAAGAGAAGGGAAAGTTTCCCGTAACCTTATTTGGCTGACAATCGGCGCGGGTGGTTTGCGTCTAACGCGTAACCAACTGGACGTTATTTTCGAATGGATGGCTCAGAATACGAACGCGTGGAGTGTAAGATCAGATAAGCGTTTTATGGTGGTGTTTGCGCGCTCTCCATTCCACCCGGAAGAGTGGGACGATTATGAGGACTACAAATGTGTTATGCGCCTAATGTTCGACGGGTTCGGAACTTATGACTTTCTAACCGCCCGTACCACCGAGGTCGAATCATACCGGATTATGAAAGACCTAGCCACGGAAATGACAGAAACTTTATTAAAAGAATATAGCAATGAGTAACAAGAAAAAATTAAAGTCGCGCGATGGTGCGACCCGGATCACACCAGATAAGAGTGTAGGGTATTTTTGCGGTATGTATAAGCTGCAAATGTATACTAAGGATACCCTATCGTGGAGCGATATAGAAGGGTGCACAGAATTGACGTGGGCAGAAGCCGTAACAGCTAGGAAAAACTTCGTAGCACTGCGGAACGCGTGCAAAGTGACTAACGGGGCTTCGCTCCATATTAACGTACCCGCAAATGGATCCTACGGAAACTAGCGAAAAGGTATTCGAGCGTACTATGTCTAAGTACGTCGAGAGTAAAGGAGGGATGGCAGTTAAGCTGCTATCCCAATTTATTAACGGGCTTCCGGATCGAATGTACCTGTTACCAGGTGGGACGGTTATCTTTGTTGAGTTCAAGTCTACGGGCTGCAAACCTAGACCGATACAGCGCGTTATATTGGATCGGATCGCCGCGCTGGACTTCAATGTACGCGTAGTGTCGAACCCGGAAGAATACAACGATTTGAAGGAATTAATAGACTTTTATGTTAACGGACGTTAACTAAGAGCGTTTAATGCAGATCAAAGTTAAGAGTTTACCCTATATTTTGGTAGTATGAAAAGAACCCGTATCTTTGAAATGTCAAAAGGAAATAAACCAATTAAAAATTAAAGAATATGGAAATTAACAGATACGCATGGTTACTTAAGGTTGTTGATCATTCAGAACCGGAACTTAAAATTAGTTATGTAGACCTGTACGGGTTAACAGAGGGCGAAGCAGTAGCAAAGGTACACGAGATAAAGGATAAATCTCTACAGTGTAAATTATACAGGCTATACGTAGTTATATAAACAAGAAGAATTTAATTAACCCGGGCGGGTAACACCGCCCATAACACCCAAAAGATATGAAAGCAACTATCGAATTAACAAGAAGAACCGCTCTAGAGGATGTAATAATCAGAAATGACAATTCCGAAAAATCACGGATGATCAAGGAAAAACAAAGAGCGCTTGAAAACGCTAGAGAAAACGCCGAGTATTACCGGTCCATAGGGCAAAATGAGTTTGCAGATAATGAAGCTAGCAGGGCGCGTTTATTGGAAAGACAAATCAAATCATTAAAAAATTAATAACCCGGCGGGGTAACACCCGCCATAACACCCAAAAGATATGAAAAAGTTAATCAGTATTTTAGCAGTAGTTTTGTTATCAGTTAGCGCAATGGCGCAAGTATCAACCGCAAGCGGGAGTCTAAAAACGCTTAAGTCTTTCCGCCTGGGAGTTTGTAAGATCGTGGAAGTCACGAAGGGCGACGCGGTAACCTATCAGATCACCGGACAAGCAGCCGGAACAACCTCAATAGAATTGAATGTAGCGTTAGGAGATGCGGACAAGGCGGTTACGACGCTATTAAGTCTGGCCGAGTACAAACCATCAAGTAGCGACGAAGTTGTAAACCTCAACAACCCAGGGGATCACACTGCGCAGTATTGGAAACTTAATGCGGTTTGGATGATCCAAAGTACAGGAAAGCAATTCACCCTTAACGTCTCTAGGGGCGAATTAAAGAAGATGGCAGAAGCAATTAATAAATCTCTAAACAAATAAGATCATGGAAGTATATAGAAACAATAGCGGCGAGATCCTGGAAGTATCTAAATTACCTAACGGACGAATAAAGTTATCACAGGTGTGGAACGCAGGCCGCCGGGAGTCAAAGAGCGTAGGCACCGTCAAGGAACTAAACGCGTTCTTATACAACAATGGTTACCACCTTGCAATGACAGAACGTAGCAAACGTTTTGGCCGTAACTTCACGGAGAACGATCTAAGCGATGAACTGCTGATGATCATACCTAACTCGGAGCTGGCCGTAGAGCATAATGGAGATATTTTTTCTTGTTGGTTTCTGGCCGACAATGCCGACGGAACGGTAGAGGTATCATGCAACGCACCATTTGCCGCGGTTAACTGGCAAGGGTATAAAGTGGTAACGTTGAACCTTTCAGATTTAATTGTAATTCAAGGAGGGATCGAATAATGGTAGATTTCAATAAGAAACTAAAGGTAGACCGTATCAATCTATTTTGTGATGTGGTTACGAAAATGGCGCACGGCACGCCCGCCGAGGGCTACGCGATTGGAGACGCTATAAAGCAATTGCCCGAGAACTTGCAACAGTATTTAATATCAGAAGTACCGGACAGCATACTACGCAGGGAATACAGCCGCCGGGAACTGCACAAGGGCGACAACGTAGCGTTCGAAGGGGCTGACACGATAGCCGAGGTTTACAAGGAAGAAGTGTTTAACGCTAACCGGGCGGAAGCCCTGAAGGACTTGTTAGGGATCAAATCAAAATTCCCCGATATACTGGACATAATCGCCGAGGTCCTTAAGTGTTTCCCGGAGCGGTACACGCTAGATGATATTTACGATATGTTATATAAAAAAGATTTAGGATTATGAGCGAAGGATTCAAAAAATCTAGTTCGTACTCTGACGAGTGGTACACACCAAAGTTCATTATAGACTGTTTAGGCAAATTTGATTTAGACCCGTGCGCGCCTAGCGTACCATTATTCAAAACCGCCGAAGTAATGTATAACGAGTTCGACGACGGACTAGCGCAAAAATGGGAGGGGCGTGTGTGGCTTAACCCGCCCTATTCCCGCCCGCTGATAGGCAAATTTATGCGCCGGATGACAGAGCACAACCGGGGGACGGCCCTAATCTTTTCGAGGACTGACACGGAACTGTTTCACACGGAAGTGTTCAACAAAGCGACCGCGGTTAAGTTCCTCAAAGGTAGAATCAAGTTTCTAAGGCCTGACGGTACAGAAGCCGGGACGCCCGGATGTGGTAGCGTGTTAATCGCGTACGGCGAGGAGGACGCGAATATATTAGAATGTAATGAACTGGAAGGAAAATTTGTAAGATTATGAAAACAATAAGAGTAGACGGACGTACATACGCCGCGGTGGAAGTAGACGAGAACGTAGCATGCAAAGGCTGCATATTTTATACGGTCGGGTGGGACATGAATACACCACGATGCACCGCGGCTAATATTCCGGAGTTTCAATGTGTTTCAGTAGTGGGAGATGAGGAGAAGAACGTAATATTTAAATTAATGGCTAACAATGTTACAGAGGAGTAATTTACACGGCTATCAGCGTACCGCCGTCCAGCACATCAAGGATCACCCCGACGCGGCTCTATTCCTTGATATGGGACTGGGAAAGACGGTGAGCACGCTAACAGCCGTAGCCGATCTCATCAACGAGTTCGAGGTTACGAAGGTGCTGATAGTAGCGCCAAAGCGAGTAGCCGAAATGACCTGGGGCGATGAGATCGAGAACTGGGCGCACATCTCGCATTTACGTTTGTCAGTCATTAAAGGCACCGCCAAACAACGCGAGATCGCCGCACGGGCGGAAGCCGACGTTTACACAGTGAGCCGTGACAATCTCGTATGGCTTCTGCAAATGTGGGGCGGGTCTAAGGTACCGTACGACATGTTAGTACTGGACGAGTTAAGCAGCTTCAAGAACCACCAATCTAAACGCTTCAAGGCCGCAAAGATAATACGCCGGAGTGTTAGCCGGGTGGTGGGTCTGACGGGTACGCCCGCGCCAAACGGACTAATAGACCTATGGGCGCAGATGTATTTAGTCGATGGCGGGCAAAGACTGGGAAAGACAATCACCGATTACCGGGCCAACTACTTCAGACCGGGCGCGCAGAACGGCGGCATAGTGTACGAGTACAAACCACTCGCAACAACCGAGGCAGTATTAGGTGAGAAGATAGCCGACATCACGTTATCAATGAAAGCCCTAGACTTCCTGGACATGCCGGAACTCACATACCTCAACAACTACGTGGAGTTATCGCCAAAGGTGAAGAAGCAGTACGATAAGTTCGAAGAGGATCAAGTGCTAGAGCTTATGCAGGAAGAAGAAATTACAGCGCTAAGCGCCGCCGCCCTATCAAACAAGCTCTTACAGTTCGCAGGCGGTGCGATCTACGACGCAGACCGGAACGTACATACCGTGCACGATGAGAAGCTAGAGACGTTAGTAGAGATGGTAGAGGCTGCGAACGGGTCGCCCGTACTGGTGGCGTACAACTTCCAGCACGAGAAGGCGCGCATACTAGAGGCTCTAAAGAGTTTCGGGGCGGAAGCCCTCGAAGGCGTGGATAGCGTACGCAGGTGGAACGAAGGGAAAATACCCGTCTTAGTGACACACCCGGCTAGCGCGGGGCACGGTCTGAATATGCAGAAGGGCGGCAACCGGATAATATGGTACGGTACTACTTGGAGCTTGGAGTTATACCAGCAGTTCAACGCGCGGTTATGGAGGCAGGGACAAAAGAATAGCGTGTTTGTCCATCACATCATAACGCGGGGTACGATTGACGAAAGGGTTATAGCGGCTCTAAGCGGAAAGGCCGATACACAAAATGGTTTAATGGATATGGTTAAAGAACTAATTAAAAAATATAGATTATGAAATACATGGGTAGTAAACGGCGGATAGCCGAACAAATTTTGGCCATTATATTAGAAGGTAGAAAAGATGGTCAATACTATGTAGAGCCATTTTGCGGCGGGTGTAATACGATAGATAAAGTACCGGGTAATAGAATAGCTAATGATAGCAACCCATATTTAATTGCGATGTGGGAAGCGTTATCCTGGGGGTGGGACCCGCCAAAGACCATAAGCAGGGAGCACTATCTCGACGTGCGGACATGTTATAAACAAAATTCGGACAAATATCCGATGCATTATATCGGGTGGGTTGGTTTTATGGGGTCTTTTAACGGCACGTTTTGTTGCGGGTACACGGGCCATTCAGTTATGGACGCGCGCGGGGGAGTTACGGACTACATAGGCCGAGCAGTCCGTAACATATTAGCACAAGTTCCCCTACTAGACGGGGTACAATTCACTAATTGCGATTATGCAGATATGATTATCCCCCCTAATTCTATTATATATTGCGACCCTCCGTATGCGGGAGTAACAAAGTATGAATACCCGATAGACCACGAAAAATTCTGGGCTTGGTGCCGGGAGAAAGTGGCCGAAGGGCATAAGGTGTTTGTTTCTGAATACAACGCCCCGGACGATTTCGGTTGCGTGTGGGAACAAAAGCTTAGGGTATGTGTTACTCCAGGTGGGAATAAACAAGCGATAGAGAAATTATTTATTCATAAATCACAATTATAGAGTATGAAAACAACAAATTACAAAGTGGGCGATATTGTAGAACTGGTAGACGGTGTACAATACGTGTATCGAGGAAAGAACCGGAAAGAAGGGTACCATGTGTATGATCCGGTACTGCCGGACAGGTTATCAACTTTTTGGACGATCTCGGAAGAAAAGTGTGTAAAGTACGGTTATAATATAGGTGCAGTTCCGCTTGTTTGGAAAATGGATGCAAAATTGATAAAACGGGTATGGAAAAAGTAAAGCTTATATTTTTCGAGCCAGGACAGAAGGCCGAGCACGAAGGCGTGACATACATAGCCGAGTTACAAGCGAAAGGCGGACTATGTGCCGGGTGCGCATTCAACAAGCGCGGCGAGCCGTGCATGTGTCCTAGGGGATGGGTGTGCATAGATATAATTGATAGTAGTAACATAATATTTAAGAATGTATGAAAACAACAGATTACAAGAAAGGTAATGTAGTATTATTGATTGATGGCGGACGCAATGCGCGCTTCGAGTATTTAGGCGAAGTGTCCGTTAAGGGCGTTGTGTCGAACGCATATAGACCGCTAGACGGAAAGACCGGGTACGCCACAAGTGAGACCGACGCCGAGGGTGAGTTCGTGCCGTTCGCCAGCAAGTTAGCCGTCGAGGTGGTAAAGAGGAAGTGGTATCAGAAGATAGGCGATTGGTGGAAGGCGTCGAACCGCTGGAAGCATTTCTTATTTGCGATCCCGCTTGGCGCGGTGTGCGGCGCTCCGTTCACTACGGGCGTATGTTTGGGTATGGTAGTTAAGGATCATTTGTACGGAGGTCGGGCCGATTTTGTGGACTTCCTTCTAACCGCGGTTGGCGGGGCGATCGGGCACGGCGTTATGTTGGCCATTGATTTGGACTATGTGATAGGGTTTTTAATTAGTTTAATTTAAAAAGTTATGGAAAATATGAATTACTTATTTGAGATGAGACAGATTGAAGAGATGCAGAAAGCAACGGGCCGTTTCAAGACAGCCCTAGGGAAAGAGGGTAAACCGCAGTGCGAACGTATTACAAAGCTCGCGCCCGATAAAGTGGAGGTTTACGCCGAGCGTGTACCGCGTACGGCTAAAGAGATTACAACCATTACGATTTACAGGAAGAGCGAGCCGGAACGCCGGGTGGACTTATCGAGAGTTGAGGCGCTACGGCTGATCGGTGAACTTAAAGAAGCATTGAAGCTATGATGAAGGAATTTATGAAATGGCTAGGGCAAATGGTCCTGGCGATAGCGGCGGGGATCGCGCTTGGTTGTATTTTAGTATGTATCTTAAATAATTTATAGTATGCCGACACCATATATTAAGAAAAAACAGAGAAAAGTGTTGCTTATCGAAGATATGGCACGAGTTTATAATCTTCATGCGTTTTTCATCTTCAACTGGCTTGAAGCGAACGGCGTGAAGTACGCCAAGGTGAAGGGCAAACCGTTTCACGCCGTAAATGCCGAGATATTCTGCGAGGTGATCCGGGATATAATGTACGCGGCTAGCAGGGTGCGTGATGACAGGAATGTCCGGACCGACCCGGAACGCATACCGACAGTAGAGAATATGCTATACCGTGACAAGGATAAGAAGCGTGTAGGACCTTACGAGAATGACGATATAGAGCGGCCGATCTACACGAGCGGGGACACCGAGACGAACAAATATGGCATAGAGGTTTCAATGCTGTACCGGGTGAATATGTACTGCGATGGTAGTAGGACGCTAGACAAGCTGAACCACCGTACTTTGAGATGGGAAAACATAGAAGGGGCGGAGAAATGGAAATGTAAAGAAATTTTGGACGACTGGAAAGTTTTATACGGGTTGATTATGTAGGAATTGGGGGGTTAATGTATAAAAACGTTAACCCCTTTTTGTGTTAAAACCGTTAACACGCTTTTGGCGCACTTCTCAAAAAACTTTGTGAGAAAAAACTTTGTGAGAGAAAAGTTTAATTTTAACGGTATTTTAGCTAAAAAGCCCATTTTTGACAAAAAAGTAGTGAAAACGTCTTTTACATTGTCATTTCATGTTTTACGGCTGACCCGCCCCACAAGACGCAGAACGCATTTTTCAAGTTTTTGATGTAAATGGTTAAAATTTGTTTCTTTTACACTTAACTTGCTTATTTATAGTACTTTATACTGTAATATAGTGTATTTGTAAAAGATGTAATGATATATACTAATTAGTAACTATTAATAGGTAATATATATAGTTAACATAAATATACTATTGTTATTTTAAATAATAAATATATGGTATTTTTTAAATATATTCTATAGGGAAACTGCATTTTTACCTTTACATCGTTTACAATTGGGCTGAAACGCCCTGTTCATCGGGGTTTTGGGTGTGAATGATAGTTTTGGTAGGCGGAAAGATGGCGTTTTGGGCGGAAAAAGCGTATTTTTGCATAGTTGTAAATAAAAATTATATGGCTACAAAGAAGAAAGAAATTATAGAAACGAAGGAAGCGGTACAGCTGCCAAAGCCCGAGAAGGTTAGGCCGGATTACGCGCACTTCCAATTAGCTCCCACATACGCGACCACTAAGTATCTGGCGGATTCGTTTGAATACACCAAGTGCTACCAGGTCGCTACGGCGCATTATGGTATGACGCCTATCTGGCAGGAGCCCCAAGAACTTTGGGAGGCGTACGCGATTTATTCGGCGTGGTGCGAGGCTACGCCCGTTATAACACAAGAGGCAGTAAAGTCCGGTAACATGGCTGGAACGCTCTACGAAGTGCCAAAGAAGCACCTTCAATCGGAGGGCGAGTTCTGTATGTTCCTGGGGGCGAATCCCATATACTTAAGCAACCGCCGCTCCACCTACGCCGAGAACCTCAAGGAGTTCGACCTGACGATATGCGCGGACTTCATAGCGGTGATCGACAGGATACGCGAAGCAATCGCACAGGACCTTGATCAGGGCGCGACGGTGGGACAGTTCGACGCCAACTACGTTCGTGCTCTACGGGGCATTAAAACGCAAATGGACTACACTTCTAACGGCGAAGCCATCAAGGGCGGTTTGACTGTAAATGTCACCGACCCGAAAGTACGCGCTAAGGTTAGTTCGATTAAGAACTTCAAGAAGGATCATAAAGAGGAGGATAAGTAATGAACTGTACCTACGTATTCAATAAGATGATAGGGCCGTTTTGCGACCCCTATATAAGAGGTATCGCGAGTAAAGGCGGTACGCGTTCATCTAAGACGTGGAGTGTGTTACAGCTCCTCTATTTGGTTGCTAACGAAAGCACCGAGCCTCTGATGATCTCCTGTGTTACCGACACATTACCCGCCGTGAAGCGCGGTATGTTCCGTGACTTCCAGAATATGCTGTTAGACGAAGGGGTATGGGACGACAACGCCCTCAACAAGTCTGATTTGATCTACACGGTGAAGCCGGGGGTCTGCATCGAGTTCTTTGGGTGTGACAACGCGTCGAAGGTTCACGGTCCGGCCCGCGACATTCTCTTCATCAACGAGGCGCAGCGCGTGCCCCGTGAGATATTCCGGCAGCTGGACGTACGTACCACGATTAAGGTTATTATCGACTTTAACCCCGTGAGGCGCTTCTGGGGTGAGACGGACTTCACAGGCGACAAGTACGTAACGATCCACTCAACCTACAAGGACAACCCGTATCTATCCAAGCAGCAGGTAGAGGCCATAGAGCGGAACGCCAAGGACGCTAATTGGTGGCGCGTATACGGTGAAGGGCTGACAGGCGGGCTGGAAGGGCTCGTATATCCCCAAATTGAGACGATCGATAGTCTACCGGAGGATTTAACGGGCGAGGACGTAAAGTTCGTTACAGGGCTTGATTTCGGCTTTCAGAACGACCCAACCGCTATTGTCAAGATCTACATGCGGGGCATGAACCTGTATATAGATGAAGTGTGCTACGAGACGAAGATGCTTAACCGCACGATCGCCGAACGGCTTAAGGCGGAAAGACTAGACCGTACCATTACGGTATGCGACAACGCGGAACAGAAGTCTATTATAGAGTTGCGCGGCCTGGGCTGCAACACGATCCCCTGTATCAAGGGGAAAGGATCAATTAGGGCGGGCATCCAGCAGGTGAAGCAGTTCAACCTGTTTGTAACGAAGCGGAGCACTAACGTACTGGACGAGGCAGACAATTACACCTACGTCAAGGACAACCTGACCGACACGTACACCAACGAGCCGATAGACGCCTACAACCACGCATTAGACGCTGTACGTTACGGCGTTGACTATCTTATACGTAAATACCGCCCGAGATACGCAAATAATGATTAGATTTGCAGCATGAGAGAGGACGATCGAGTACGCATTAAATACGATTACGCCGGGGGCACCGGGACGGTTACAGAGGCCGACGTGTTAGGCGTGGTCGTACAATGGGACGGATCGAACGTTGAAGAGTGGTATTATTACGAAGAACTAGAACTGATTGAATATGAGTAAAATAAAGTTTATGGGTGTTGAAGACCTGATACTCCAAGAGCCTACCGGATGGAGAGGAAAGATTAAAAACGTTTTCTACCGCTTGTGGTGGAAAATTTGTGGGTATTACAACCGCAAACAATTAGAATATATTTGTAACTTGCATCCGAATTACAAGGGCGGCCTAACTTCTGACCAAGCAGCGACACTTAACGCGGTGGCAGAGTACACTAAGGCCGACCCTTTTATTGTAAAAAATGGCAAGCTCGTGTACCGCATACCCCGTATCGAGGACGTAACACTGTGGCAGGTTATCGAGGCGAGAAGGAGTGAGACGGCAACGGAGAAGGTTACGAAGTGGTGTACGCTTAACGAGTATCAACCCGCGGAGTATGCGCCGGATAACGTCTACCATCTTCTATGTGCTACGAAGTACATTAAGGAGCAGATAGAGACAGCGGACAGGCTAGAAAAACAGTTGTTCCCTTTTGACGCTGGAAGCACGCCGGAAGACGATCCGATAAAGGAGGCAAAGAACGTGCTGACACTCGTACAGGCTACGGCGGAACTGTTCGCTTGTTCGTTCGAGGACGCGAAACGGGTCAATTATCTAGACGCAATGCTGGCGCTATCAAAGCGGCACGAGGAGAACGAGAAACAAAAGGCAGAGATGAAGAAACATTATAAATCATAACGTTATGGGTTTAAAAAAGTATGAGATTATCACAGTAGGGGGCGACAGGAGAGTACGCGCCCTTCGTTCGTGGCAGGTGGGAGACCGGTACGTCAATATTGGCGACGTGGGCGGCATCGTGTACGACGAGAAGACATTATCGCAGGACGGGCTTTGCTGGCTGTTCAGGGGCAACTTTGGTTTTCCCGGCGCACGCATCGGAGGGGATTCGATCGTGGACGTAGGCGAAGCAACACTAAGCGCCACAGGCACGCCTAACGTAGACATTCTAGGGTCTAGCGTCGTGGTGGGTAGCAAATTGCAGTTTGGATCAGATCAAATGCCCGCCGACTTCGTAGTACTAACTGAGGCGGACTTCGAGCAGGGGTACATTAATTATGTATCCGGTGCTAATTGGGAAACTATGAAAGTGGGCAGCCCTAACCACATAAGATCTAAGGCCCCCATTTTCATGGGTGGTATTGGTAAAACAATCAAGCTCGATGTACCGGGGTACATAGTCCAAGCCTATGTTTTAGATCGTGACGGTATTGGCATGACGGCTTCAACATCAACTAATTCAGGGGTGGGTGTTACGCTAGTCATTCCGGGGGGGCAATACTTCGTGCTGAGAATGACGAAAAACCCGGCGGGTCCGACAGTCCCGGCAGACGCTACAGCCGCGCAAATCGCGTTTGCAAGTGCTTTCGACACAAAACTATCAATCATCGATTCGCGAGTAGAGGTCAACCCCGCAAACGCTACAGGCACGGCAACAATCAAACCGGGCGGCACATATGCGAGCGCATCGGGCGAGAATTACCCGGAAGCAATCATTAGAAATTCTAAGGTGTCCATAACCGTTCCGGCTGCGGATAATAGGGTATTTAGACTTCTGGGTCAGATAATCGGATCGACTGCGGTACTAGACGGCACGGCAGGGAGCCTTGTACTAGTCGGGTTATATAGCAACGTTAAGAACCTAATGGTAGCGGGTATATTATCCTCCTATACGGGTGTAAAAGTGTATAACTTTATACAGGCTACGGACTGTGATAACTTCGCCGTATCGCCTACAATCTTTCCCGGAATGGGTGCAGCACAAACGGCTAACATGCCTTTCATCTTTCAAGGGTGTAATGTCCCGGACGGTAGGTTCTACCATCACGCACAGATCGCCAACACTTACAAGAACATTGATTTTGCAAAGGCTCAAGCTGATTTGGGTAAAACGATATTTGGAGGCCCCCTTGTAAGTTCGGAGGTAGAGGGGATGTATCGAGTAATCCGTGCCGATGTGAATGCCTTTGGCGCGCTAGTTGAGAGTTACGAAAGTGTGAAAAGTCTTAGTATTACAGCGGTTCAAAATTCTTATGGTACAACCATTTATAAGGATGCCTATTTAAACGGCCTATTTGACATTGCAGGTACGAACGTATTTGGCAGCAAATCACCTAGCCATCCATTGGCACAGGTTCTGAACGTTGCACCTAGAGCGGTTAACGGGAATTTCAACGCCACTGCGGTGGGTGGAACGATCACGGGGACGATTGGTTCTACAACGGCGGTATGCACACCGGACGCGTTTAGAATTAATGGTTCTAAGGGCTTAACTATTAGTAATTTGCCGGCGGGCTTCGAAATCATTATATTCGTGACAGATTTTAATAATGTTATAACAAGGGTTCAGGCCTCCACAGCGGCCAATACCGATTTACTTGCGGCGGGTTTGGTTGATTCAAAGGCTTTTATCCGGTTCAAAAAATCAAATAGTAGCCCGATCACACCCGCAGACCTTGCAGGCGTAACCGTAACGGTGTACAACGGTTGTAAGATCGTGAACACAGGTGCAACAGCGGTTAATATGAAGGGTAATATCCGCGTAGAGGATAACGCTACACTCGTCAACGCTGCTGTAGTTGGAACGGGCTACTTTGGTGGTAATTCTGTGGTGTACTATAATCCTGCTGTTTGGGCGGCCCTTGAATGTACCGGGTCGGCGTTCATGAAGGACAACGCGGTATTCGCGCCAACATCATTGGCCGGGGCGTGTGCACTTGTTCACATGGAGGGCAACGCAAAGTTTATCGGATCGGGTGCTAGAACTAGTACAGAACTTTCATTCATCATGAGGGACAACGCTATTATTGAGGGGGTCTCTAATACACGTTCGGGCGTGGTTATGTCCGGTAATGCTAGAGTAACGTCTACTGGGGTTATCGCAGCCGCTAGCCGCGGCGCTCTTGTTATGAAGGATAACGCTAGTATCGAGGCGGCCACAACCGTTATCGGGGCTATTACACTAGCGGGTAATTACAAGGGTAACGTAGTAAAAACGTGGACGGGTAAACGGACTATTACAGACGTAAACGAGCCGGAGTACGACAACAACGTAAAAACTCAATATGAACATGAACATGACTTTTAAAGGGATTCTAGATCAGGTTGGAACATGGGGGGCGCAACACGCGCTTCCCGTATTCTTCGGAGATGAAGCCACACGCAATCGGCTGGCAAACGATATAACGGGTGATTTTATCTTTGTTGATGTGCCCGGAGGAAGGCAGGACTATAACGACTACGCCGCCGAGGCGTTCTCGATCACAGTGCTTATCCAGGTACTGGGGACTTCGCACTACGAGCGCGACGACGTGTCCGAGATCGACGTACTGGATCGGACGTTTACAGTCATTACAGACATAGCGAAGGCGGCAGTTTGCCTCTATGAGTCCGGGGGAGCAGCGGTAACCAAGCGCCAAAACATTTACGACAGTCCCAAATCGGGCTGGGAGATAACACTTAATCTATCCGAGTAATGGCAAGAAACGCGATGTTGGAAATAGAGGTACTACTAACCAAGCTACGGGACGACATAGAAGCGTCTTACAAGGCTAAAGGGCTGATGGCGTCGGGCAACTTTGCCAAAGAGCTAAAGTTAGTCGTGGGGGGCAATAACGCCCGGATCACCGCGCCGCGTTATGTCGGGGCTATGGAAGGCGGACGCGCTGTGGGCAAACGCCCGCCGTTGTGGATCATCCGGAAGTGGATCGAGGACAAGAACAAGCAAGGCGCGAACATACCGTTAACCGCGGCATACCCGATCGCGAAAGCTATTGGCGAGTTCGGGATCAAGGTACCCAACAGCCACAACCCCGGCGGCGTAGTTTCGGACGTTCTCAACCCGGCAAGGGTCTTGAAGTTACAAAACGAAATAGTAACCATAATTAGATACGCTATTATTGACACTTTAAATATTAAATGATGAACATATATATACCAATAGCAAATGTAACACTAACCGACGGCCAAACCTATGACGGGCAGTTACCCGTGTGGGCTACACGCCCGCTAATGGTGAAGGTGACAACGGGCACAAACGAGCCTGTTAATATTGCCGTGAGGGACGGCGGATCGTCGGTTAAAACCGTAACTTTGCCGTACCAACAAAACGGGATGGACGTTGACCTATCTTTTGCCGCTCCGTTACTTAAGCGCGCCGACCGTAACAAGTCGCAGGGTACACCGTGGTTTATGCAACAGAAGTTAGCGTTCTGGACATCCAACTCGGGAAGCCCTATAATTATTCCCGTATTCCACTGTGATCTTACATACTGGGACACGCTAGGAGTAGATGCCGCTCTTCCCCAACCGCCAAAGCCGCGCATACCGGGGCAGACGTTAGACATATTTTTCCCCTACGTTATACACCCGTATGACGCGCTTTTCCTTGAGGTTGAACCCGTGACAGGCGCGCCTAGTAATGTTATATTTCCCGCTACATACGTGCTGGGAAACACTATCGATATAACGTATATCAAGAAGCTAACTATTAAAAACGTGTGGGGTAACGGGCTGGATCAGGTGATTAACTATGAAGACCGCCTAATGTCTGACGCTGTTTACGATACCGGGCTTCAATGCGCTTTGCGCGCTAGATGGAACATGCGCAACGGGCAATGGTTCTGGGCTGCATTTAAGGACTATTTTTGGTCTAATAAGTTCACACCGATCCGGGGCCGCGGAGGCGTAACCGAGCAGGCCGAGATCACAATAAACCTAGAGTACAGCGAAGAGTGGTATAACGTCTACCAAGAGTTGTTGGTATCGTCTAATGTCGTGTTTGACTTGAACATACCGGGTATAAACCAATACCATTCGAAACGCTTTAGAGCCGAGGTCGTAGGCGACACAGGGGCGCGCTGGTCAAACAGTACTAAGACGTACAGACAGCAGGTAAGATTCAGAACAACGGAACTACAAGACAATTATATGTCCCCGCTAGCGCCGGATCAACCGCCTACACCGTCGATCGTGTTTACAGCACAGAAAAACCCGTGGATGATCAGTGCGGCGTATGCGGAAGGACTGGTTAACAGCATATACAGTAACGTAGCATGGAAAGTACAGAGTACACCGTCGTGGTTATCGGTGGATAATCTCACGGGGAGCGCGGGAACCACACCGTTAACTGTAACGGTAGCCGCCAACACAGGCAATGCTAGAACGGGTAACATAGTACTGAAGAGTTTGGTGGGGTCTACAACGTACAATATAGCCGTTACACAGGCGGGCGCAACGGGCAATATAACAGTAGACACTCCAACGTTTAACATAGACTATCTAACACATCCGGTAACCATGAACGTTACATCGGTTGGCACATGGTCTATTTCTCAAAAGGATTCGTGGATCACGCCAAGCGTTACAGCAGGCCCGAACGGAACAACAACCGTAACGTTAACGATCGGGGATAATTTACCGGCAGGCGCATCCGCTAGAACCGGAACAATTAAATTCCAAAACGATCTTACAGGCGAGATCGCAACAGTTACGATTAATCAGGGAGGCGCGCCAACTTCAATTAAAATATTACCGTCTCGTGTGTCAGGCCCTAAAGCCGGGGGGGATCAAATCGCGCTCGCGGCGGCAACATCCGGAAATGCTTGGATTATGGGTAGCGCGCCTAGCTGGGTATCCATTTTGCCTACCTCAGGAGAGGCCGGGCAAACAGCCATAGCTGTTAAATACGATACGGCGAACCCGGGAGCAGCGCGGACAGGGCAGTTGAGACTAGAGAATACAACTACGCACGAGATAGCGATTTGTTTAATCACACAGGAGGGATAAAATGAAAATAGTATCATTAAGAATTAACGGTAACGATATAGACGGTTTAGATAATGCAACGGTCAAGATCACATTAAACAACATTTCCCCGGTTACTATGACCGGGGACAGTGTAGCGTTTAGCGCTACGGTAAAAGTGCCGAGAACGCCCAACAATGACCGGACGTTCATAGGGCTAAACAAAGGCTTGCTTAACTGTGAGTATTATGTAGCCGAGGTGCTGATAGCGTCTACCCCGTTCAAATATTACGCTTATGTGTCCGACGAGCCTACGCAGTTCTACGCGAAGGTGTCGGCGACTGAAACGGAGTACACGATCAACTTGATCGAGAGTACGGACAAGTGGTCAGACGTTAGCAAACAAATTTCTTCGCCCTATGTGCACGCCATTGCCCGGGACACCTCAAACTCACTGTATTTGGCGGCGGTGGATTTGTCGCGAATTGTGAGATCAAATTTTAATTTCCCACAAATGGTATTCCCTAACATTCAACCGTATTATGCCGACGGGACTAGACCCGTAGATTATGATTGGTTACAGGCGCACCTGATTTGTTCGCGCGGGGCTTTATCATGGGACTCTGATGTAGCGGCGGGCTCTACGAGCCTTATACCCCGAAACTCGACTAAAGGACGGGGCGGGTACATGTATCCGGGGGCGGCGCAATATGTATTTGACAATACTAGTATGTACTTGAATGCCTCTTATTTTGGCACACGGTCCGGGGGGCTTCCGGCGGGGCTTAAGGTAAAACCTTCACAAGAGGAAAGGTTCGCTACATTCTTGATCGAATACACAGGGGATTCTATCCCCGCAACAAAACCGGATATAAATTTAGTAGGTAACTCTTCGGGGGAACTCTTTAATTTTTTCGCAGGGGTTTACAAAGGACAAGTATCTGAAAGGGTGTGGGTTTATTCTATGAAGTTTGATTCGGCAGCGGGCGGGAATTTATTCCCTAAAGCCGACAGTCATTTATTAATATCCGCCACGATAAACGGTGCGACACGGACGGACTTTTTCAAAATACCTAACGGGTATTCACCGGGTGAATGTGTACGATTCAAAGGGGAAGCCAAGCCAGAAAGCGGTCTAAGCCCTACGGTCAAGACTGTTAACGATGTACCAAAAGGATTCCCGTACACGGACGTAAAAAACATAGTGGACGACATGTGTACGGCATGGCACTGGCGTAAAATTTACCGCAACGGTAAGTTACGCGTAGAGCCAATAGTAGATGCAGACCTTCGTGACGGTACGTCGACGGCATGGGCACATATACACGATTGGAGCGACAAACTACGCAGCGTTGAAACCGTAGACGTTCCCGACGAGTTTGCAGACCAATACGTGTGCACCCTGGACGCTACGCAATTCAGTTACAGCAACGGCGCGGGAACAGTAACACCTGTTAAGGAGGCGTACAAGTCGGCAATTAAATTCCCATACAGCCCTTATTTGTTTCCAAAAGTAGGGCTTACGGCAGCTTTCAGTAAGACGGGCTACGATCAACAGTATATCCATGTGAACGATATTTATTACCCGTACATAAACCGACATTTCCGTATGTTCCGGTCCCGTGTGCAGGTGAAAATAAAGGCGCAATTAGAATACGCGGACGTTGAAAACCTACGATTAGGGGACGCTTACTACTTTTCGCAGCTGAATAGTTGTTTCTACATCAAATCTTTAGGTGAATATGACGTAGCAACTGGGGATTGTAAGCTATCTTTGTACAAAATGGATTTAAAGTAAATTAATATGGCGGATCAAGTAACACTATTAGACCTTAATTTCGGCACGTCAGAAGCCGAGAAGGGGCTAGACGCGTTAATAGCTAAGAGTATGGCCCTTGCAAAGACTAAAAAGGATTTGCAAGCGGCGTACGCCTCCGAGAAGAAGGAGCTAGACGCGCTAAATCAGAACTATGCGGACGGGCTTGTACAGCAAGACAAGTACGACGCGACGGTTAAGAAGCTGAATAAGTCTCTGATTGAGACGCAAAAGGCGATCCTAGACAATACCGAGGCGAACAAACAGAATAACGCCGAGATCAAGAGTACAAAAACGCTCCTAGACAACGAGGCTACGAGCGTTAACGCTTTGCGTGCACAGTTGGCGCAGAACACCACGGAGCTGAACAAGATGAGCGAAGCGCAACGGACTACTAGCAAAGAGGGGCAAGACCTAACCGAGCAGACTAAAGCATTATCGGACAAACTTAAGGAGCTGGAAAAGTCAGTAGGCGACAACCGCCGTAATGTCGGTAATTACGCCGAGAGCGTTAAAGACGGCATACTCCAAACTCAAGGTTTGACAGGTGGCACTGGCGCGCTAGTGGGACAAATGAAAAGCGGCATTGCTGGGGTTCAAGCGTTCAACGCGGCGTTAAAGGCCAACCCTATTATTTTCGTCGTGTCGCTCGTATTAACTCTTATCGGGATCATTGAGAAGCTGATGAAACGTAACAGCGAGTTAGCGACTAGCTTAAATGCGGCGTTTGCTCCGTTTAAAGTGATTTTTGGGCGTTTGCTGGACTGGATAACCGGATTGTTTGAAGGCGTAGCGTTCTTGCTTGAAAACCTTGCCAAGGGCGTTACGTGGCTTCTAGACAAACTAGGGCTTATCAGTGAAGAGACAAAGAAGGCAGCGGCGGAAGGCGCGAAGCTAGCAGCCCAAACGCAGAAGATTTACCAAGCTGAAACGGCGGCACTTGTACCGATGGCACAGATGCGGCGCGAGATGGAAGAACTTAAGACCCTTGCAGCCGACCAAAACAAATCAGCGGCGGAGCGCACCAAGTTGCTAGAACAGGCTGGGGAAAAGCTGCACGCCATCCGTGATATGGAGTTGTCCGTACTGGACGCTAAGTACAAGCAGATAAAAGCCGAGAACCAATTAGGATATACAAGCGACGAGGACGCACGGAAAGAACAGGAGGCACTAGCCGCGCTAGAAGCAGCGCGCGCCCAATACGCTACACAGGAGAAGGAAATGGCGGGGCAGGTGTCTGGCTTCATAAAGCAAGAGAGGGACAAGCAGGCACAAGCGGCACAAGCGGCGGCGGCGAGGTCAGCGAAGGCGGCAGAAGACGCGGCGAAGAGGGAAGCAGACGCGCAAAAGAAAGCGCAGGACGCTATTAAGGCCGCACAGGACGCGCAACTTAAGAAATACTCGGAAGCGGTTACCGCAATGCAGCTAGATATAGCACAGCGCGAAATAGAAGGGGCTAAAATATCATTGCAAGAACTGCAAGCGGTCAACGACCAAAAGATAGAGATCGAGACGTACAGACGCGCACAGGGCTTGATCGGAGAACAGGAGTATATAAACAACGTTCGCCAACTCGAGTTGGAATACGCCGCAGAGGTCAAGGCACGGAAGGACGAGGAAGACCAAAAGGAAAGGGACCGTCAAGCTCTCAACATGGAGAACGACCGCGCGCTAGCTGACATGAAACTAGGCAACGACTTGGAAAGCCAACTTGCGAGACTGGACGCGCAAAAGGCGGCCGAGATCGCGAACGCGGAAGCGATCGGAGCAGAAACAACCGCAATAACCGAACGTTTTGAAATCATGAAGGACGAGCTTAAACGCAAATATTATAACGCGCAATTGGAGATGGCAGCGGGCACAGCCGGACAACTCGCAAGCCTATTGGGCGAAGAGAGTGCAGCGGGCAAAGCATTTGCCACGGCGCAGGCGCTTATCAATACCTATTTGGGCGCGACTAAAGCAATAGGGCAGGGCGGTATTTTTGGTATTGCGCAGGCGGCTATCGTAGTGGCGGCAGGTATGAAACAGGTTATGAACATTAACAAAACTAAAGAGCCGGACACCAAGATTAATACAAGCGTTCGCAAATACGCAAAAGGTGGACAAATATACGGCCCTAGTCATTCGGCCGGGGGTGTGACGTTCACCGGGTCGAACGGGCAACAGTTCGAAGCAGAAGGTGGGGAGAACATGTACATTCTGAACCGGAAGGCATCGGGCGCAATCAACGCATTATCGGCTCTTAACATGGAGTACGGCGGGCGTTCGTTTGGCTCTTCGGGTGTGTACCGATACGCCAACGGTGGGAAGATCGACGTAGGCGGCGGTGCGAGCATGCAGTTACCTAGTAATTTCAGTCTGTCAAATGATAGTTTGCGAAAACTGGCGGCGATCATGTACGATTCAGTGGCTAGCGTCCCCGCTCCACGGGTGGCAGTTACCGACATAGACGAGGGTCAACAACAATATAATAGTGTACAAGTAGCGGCTAGCCTATAAATCATAGGTAAAGCCGCGGCTTCGTGCCGTTAAATAATATATCTTTGTACCAATAATACAGTAATATATGAAAATATTTGAAAAGTTACGCATTATAGAAGCCGGGGAAACCGCAAACTACTATGAAGAAGGGGGAAAGGCTTATAAATTAGTCATCTCTGCTAGTGCTTTCCCGTCTCTAGTGGCTTTAGGTAATTCCCGGCCTATTCACGCACGCCGCACTCATAACGGCGCGGACCTGCTGGACGGGTATATAGGGCATTTTACAAACTTCACACACGACGAAAATGCCGTTTACGCTGATCTAGTCATGTCTGAAGCCTTGGAAAGTGCGTATCCTAGCGAATATAATTTTATGGTTGCTATGATCGAGAAGGAGCCGGAACTATTAGGCGTATCGGTGAATCAGTCTGACGTTAAGCAGTTGGACGATGAAGCGCAAACCGCAACCGTAACAGAAGTAAGAGATTTATTTAGTGCCGATTTGGTGGGACTCCCCGCGGCTACTAGTTCTTTATTTAATAACAATTTAAACAAATTATCAATGAGTAAATTTTGGACGAAATTAGCCGAGCTGGTTAAATCAACTAAGTTGGCTAGGGAAACCGTCACAACCAAAGAAGGAAAGGAGCTTGTTATTATCGCTCAAGGCGAACAAGCTGCATTGGGTGACGAAGTACAGGACGCCGAAGGCAAACCCGTAGAAGATGGTGATTATTACATTTCTATCGGTGAGGGCGAGGACATGATCATTTCAGTCGTAGCCGGAAAAATTTCCGACGTTAAGGAAGTGGAAAGCGAAGCTAAAAGCGAAGAAGAGGGACAGGAAGAGCTTGCAACCGAGGAAAAAAAGCCGGAAGAGGACAAGGAAGACGAGGACAAAAAGAAAACGGCTACACCGGAAGAGCTTTCAGCGATCCGCAAAGAAGTTACCGAGTTGAAGAAAACCGTGTCTGATCTCAAAACGCAGCTAAGCAAACGTACCGGTACACCGGCAGCGGCTAAAACAGAGATAAAGACCGAAACTAAGACCGAAACTAAGTTGAGCCGTGAAGAGGTTCAGAAGGCCGCAACCGAAATGCGTAAAAAATTCAAATACTAATCTACTAAAACTTTAAAATTATGGCATTTACATTTAGTGATTTAAACAAATTGAATATCGACAGCCTGGCCGATGTTATTTCTTTGACACTTGGGCTGGAGGGCGAATTGTCCAACGGCGTAACCGTGTTAGCAGGCATTGAGAAGGGTAAACCTATCTTGACTTTCACCGCAACAGACAAAGCGGTAAGACGTTCCGCAGGTTGTGATAGCGAATACAAGTATAGTTCTTTGCAGGACAAGGTTAAATACTACGATCACGCACAGATTGAGTTGCCTATCGTGGTTTGTCTGCAAGACTTGTGGGGCAAAATGGTTGCAAAAGGCGTTCACCTTTCAGCTGATTTCGATCAAACACAGTTAGCAGCTTTCATGCAGAACGAAATTCTGAAAGTTCTTGAAGCTGATATGTTACGTCTTGTATGGCTGGACGGTCTGAAAACAACTGATACAGCGGGGGTATACACTGTGTTTAAAAACGGTGGTATCATCAAGCAAATGCAGGATTCAACCGAAAGTATTAAGGCTCTTGTTCCTTCTGGAGCTGGCGCAAACGTTTTGGAGTGTCTGAAATGGTGTATCGACAACCAGCGCCCGGACCAACTGGACGAATCAGAATTCTATGTATCTAGTAACATTATGCGCGCTTATAAGGACTTAGTTGAAGCTAAGGACAACCATTTGGCACAGGCCAACATGGAGAACGGCAAACCAGCATACTACTTCGAAGGTTACAAGGTGAACGAGTTGAGACACGTATCTAACAGTGCTAAGGGTGACGCTTTGACAGTTCAGTCTTTCATTGCTTTCTCTCCGAAAACTAACATTCAGTTGGCTCTTGAAGATGCAAGTTTGACTATTGATCCGTTCATCCGTGACGCTAAAGACCGTAAGTATTACAGTACAACCGTGTTTGCAGCTGATGCTATGCTTGCAGTTCCCCAATACATGAAATTGTGCACCGCAGCAGGTGTTTAATAATTAAAACAGTAATATATGGCCTGTATAAAGACATTAAATAAAGCAATTACCTACGACTGCCAAGCTGGCAGCGTAGGTATCGCTGAAATGTATCTGATTAACTTTGACGATGTAACAGCAGCGACCGTTGACAGTAATAACAGTATTTCGGCCATTACATTGAAGTCGGGGGCAAAGACAGTCCCGGTTGAGTGTTACAAGAACGGTGCGAAGTTAACAGAAGCTTTAAAGTTATCAGATGTTTCGGCAGGTTTGGATCAGTCCGTTATGTTTACCTTATATGATAAAAGTTTATCTTTGAGTAGTAACATTATGGCGTCACTTTTGAACGGGCGTTTTATGGCGGCCATTAAGTTAAACGACATTAACGCGGCAGCGGTTATGGCGGGCTTTAAATGTGGGCTTGAAATTTCTCAAGCTGATATGGATTCTAACGCGGCAGGTGGTTTTACTACAATAACGATTAAAACGCCGGACGATGCTAGAGGAGAAAATAGAATAACAATTGCTTCGGCAGCGTGGACAACGATCGCAGCCGCAAAACTAGCTTAAAATATGGGATGCTTAAATAAATTAAATAAAGCGATCTTAGTTGATTGCGACGGAGGTGCAACAGGTGTAGCCGAGATGCTTCTTATCAACTTTGCCGATATTGCTACAAAGAGCGTAGCGGATGGTATTGCCACTATAACACTAGCCGCTGGCGCTAAGGCCGTGCTGGTTGAGAGTAACAAGAAGGGTGTAAACGCTACGGAAGAAATAAAGACTAACGATCACGCGCCAACGGCGTTGACGCAGGCGGTTACGTTCACACTGTATCAGAGTGACGTAAACGGAACTGTGATAGCGAATCAGATTTTAAATGGTACGTTCCTAGCGCTTGTTAAAACTAAAGCCGGGAGGCTCCGTGTTTACGGGTATATCTACGGTTTGAGTATGTCTGCATTTTCCGAGGACTTGAACGCAAACGGCGGTTTTACTACCATCACGTTATCGACATCGGAAAATGTTATCGGCGAGGCGCGTGTAAGCTTCGCAGATGCTAGTTATGCAACATTGAGAGCCGCGGCGATCGTAACAGAATCATAAAGGAGGATATTATATGGCATGTATAAAAAAAATATCGGCAGATATTACGTATAATTGTGAACTTCTCGCCGATGCAGGCGGGACTGGGGAAATAGACGAGGCTATTATCATCAACTCTTCGGACATTTCCACCATATCAGAAACAGGAGGGGTCGGTACTATAACTATGCTAACCGGAAAAAAGGGGTACATAATTAACTCCGTAAACAGCTCTATTATGTACCAAGACGCCATCAAAGTGAATGATACAACCCCTCCGGGAGAAGATCAGAGCGTTATTATAAAGATTTTACGATCTGGCGGATCACACTTGGAGTATAGGCTGGCAGTTAACCAGTTGTTAGGGGGAAATTTCCGGGCAGCCTTCAAAACTAAAACAGGTAATTATCTTTTGGCAGGGGCTTTTTGCGGCTTGGAAGCATCCGACCTTGCAACCGATTCAAGTACTGGGGGCTTCTCAACGGTGACACTTAAAACGCCGGAAGCGTCAACGGGGGATAGACTGTTAACGCTAGCTAAGGCAGATTACGACGGCCTGAAGATACCGAAAGTTTAATAAAATTAAAACAGTTTAAAAGATGGAAAAAATTACAGATATAGGGCAGATCGTTTCATTGTGTCAAACAATGACTAACCTAAAATTGGATATTGTGTGCGGGGCGGATCGCCTGTTTGCACAACGCTGGTATGAAGAACGTTATTTGACAGGACAACACACCCGTTACGTTATGAAGCCGGGGTTGTTCATCAACTCTATCGAAGACGGAAGAGTGTACCGCGCATTCAACACAAGCGACGAGAAGGCCGTAGAGTTCATGGAAGCAAATGAAAATTACAAGGACTATTTTATAGACTTGCAAGCAGAACCAGAAGCTCCCGTAGAAGGCGAACCAGAAGTTCCCGTAGAAGGCGAACCGGAAGCGCCTGTAGAAGGTGAACCGGAAACAGAGCCGGAACTATCAGAGGAAGAGATCGCGGCAGCAAAACGTAGTGAAGCGGCTAAAAAGGCAGCGGCTACACGCGCAGCGAAAAAGGCGGAAGCAGAAGCAGCCGAGGGTCTGAAAGAGTTCGAAGAATAATATTTAAAAAGGTAAATCAATGATCGCAGCAAAGAAAATAGAGTTAATAGTACGTAGGGCACTGAATTTAGTGCCCCGTACTTCTGAAGGGGTGGTTAGTTACGACGTAGACAACCTATACCCGCAACGTATCGCGAATCTTATCGACGCTAGCAAAACCGCTACGGCGTGTTGTGACAAGGCGAAGGAAAATATCATTTGCGAAGGCTTTGTTAACGAAGAATTTGCAGCGAGAACCAACGAGCACGGCCAGGACATGAACGATGTTTTAGAGTTCGTAGCGGACGAGATACCGAGATATAGAGGTTATGCATTAATAGTACAATACGGCGGCGATGGTCGCCCTTTGTACTGTTATCCCGTGCCGTTCGGTTACGTTCGTGCCGTTCTTAATGAAGACTACAAACGCGATTCAATCGTGCGGAAATGGCGCGTATTCGATAACTGGGAGCGCGAGATGCTTAAGGACACGAACGTTAAAACGGGCGTGGTTTATCCTAACTTCAACCCGAAAAACTTTTGGAAAGAATGTGAAGAGTACGGAGGTATTGAAAACCATCCGGGACAACTCTATTACGCTAACTTCTCAAACCGTCGCCCTTATCCGATCAGCCCGTTTCACGCGGTACAGCCCGAAATGGGGGCAGAACACGGGAACGCCTTGTACGTTGAGAACGTCCTAGCGCGTGGTTTCCACGCCTGTAGCGTCGTATCGCACGGGATGTTCCAAAGCGATCAGGAGCAGAACGAGTTCCGGGACGCAATTACCGAAATGATGGGGGTGGAAGGAACTGGCGCGGTTCTCACAGTAAGAGACGAGAACGTAGGTATTACAGAGAAGCCGTTTATCCGGGTGGATCAAATTGGTACGCCTATCGATTCCGATCTGTACAAATCGTATTGCGAGCCATTGCGGAAAGACATCGCTATTTCTTGCTTCACTATTCCGATCCCGCTTATCGATTCATCATTGATCAGCTTTTCGAACGCGTCTGGCGAAGTGGTTAAGGAAATGCAACGCGTTTACCGCCGTTCATTGTCACGTGTCCGTGATAAGATTTCCCGTGACCTGGCATATATATTCGACATAGACCCGGAACTAACTAAGATTAAAAACGATTTGGAAGGCGACGCGGATATTGCGCCTGACCAAGTAATAACAGATTAATATGGCATACCCGATCCAATTACTACGAGATTTGTTTACGATTGCGAAGGACGTTAAGGACAGCGACATTGAGAAGGCATTTTACGAGGCCGACATGCTTGATATGTCACCGCAGCTCCACCGATCGTATGAAGAGATACCGCCGGAATACTTAATTGACACCCCGGCGCGTACAGGAGCTAATAAAGTATTGTGCTACTATGCCTTTGCCCGTTACTTGCAGACAAGCGAGCAGCAGAGCACGGCGAGCGGCCTAAAAATACAAAACTATGGAGGCAGCTACGTTCTGGCTGACGACAACAAAGCAAAGCGGTTTGAGGCGGAACGCGGCAAGGCTGATTTATTTATAGTCCCTTTAATCAAGGCGTTTAAAGACGCTAAACTGATTGAGGAGGAATGTTCACACAGGGTACAATCTAGGATATGTTTAATAAAATAATGGATGGGGTTTTTGATACGGCGCGCGTCGCGTCTCTAGCTTTCCTGCTAACCGTTACTAATGATGTGATGACGTTCTTCGTTTTGATCGTTTTGTTTGGCACGTTGAATTTTATAGTAGGACTTATCGCGGGCTTACGGGCTGGTGAAAAATATAGTCATAAAAAGGCTTTCCACGCCTTTTTCGAGTATGCGATCGCGGCTATTGTGATTCTATTCACAGCAGCAGGCGCACAGCTTATCGAGCCGGAGGGGAACTATACGGACTTATTACGATTACTAACCACGCTTTTCGCGCTTGTGTATTCTAAAAATATTATCCGTAACTTTAAGAAGATCCAGCCGGATAACGAATTTATAGCGGTACTGGATATTCTGATTAATACTAAATATTTGGACTTTATAAAAAACTTGAAAAATGCGAAATTTTACAATTCAAGAGCTAACCGCGTCAACGGCGGCGGAAGCGAAGAAGATCAACAACGATCCGACACCGGAAGCAGTGGAGAATCTGAAACTGTTAGTTGATAACGTGTTAGACCCTCTTAGGGACGCGTACGGCAAACCGATCATTGTTACAAGCGGATATAGATCGCCCGCCCTTAACAAGGCGGTGAAAGGCTCTAAAACGTCGCAGCACATGAAGGGGCAAGCGGCAGACATAACAGGAGGTAGCAAACAGGAGAATAAGAAACTCTTTGAGCTGGCGCAAAAACTCAATTTGCCATATTGCCAGCTTATCGACGAGAAAAGTTTTTCATGGGTGCATATCTCATACGATAAGAACAATGTGAAACGCCAAATACTTCACCTATGAAAATAACGCTTAATAAGATATTGATGTGTTTAGCGGTCCTTCTAGCCATTTTATTGTACGCATCATATAAGACAGTACAAAAACAGAGAAAAGAGCTAGAACGGCAGGAAAACAACCTCACCGTGCTTAACACCGAGGCCGTAGCGTTCAAGACTACGGCGGGCGATTATGCAGAACAGGCCAGGCAGCTAAGACTAGAGAAGGACGAGCTAGAACTATATAACGCCGATCTATATAATAAGGTACGCGAGGCGGGAATAAAGATAAGAGAGCTTAAGAACGCCACAAGGGCCGAGGCAGTTACCAAGGTGGACACCGTGGTTAAGACGGAATACCGGGACGGAAACAAGGAAAACAGGCTAGCCCACTACTTCGACGGGTGGAATGATATACAAGTTGAATCCAAACCGGACACAACAATTATAAAATCTAGTAGTGTTGACACGATCGACGTGATCGGATCAGTCAAACAAAAGCGGTTTTTATTCTTCCGGATCGGAAAACCGAAACAAACTATAACCGTATCGAATAAAAACCCAAAATCTAAAATACACGTAGAATTCTCGGCAGAATTCGACAGATAACGCCTTTCATCTTTTATAAATGCCCTTTCATCTTTCGCACTTGAAAACCTAAAACGCTGATTCATAACGAGTTGGCGTTTTTGCATGTAAATAATTAAAATTTGTATCTTTCACACTTAACCCACTAATAACTAGTACTTTATCTATCAATATATATCTAATGTAAAAGATGTAAAGATAATATATAGAGCTAACAGAGAAATATTAGATTATATATAAAATATGTAAATATATGAATTAATATGTGAATGAATTTATAGAAATATTTAAATATAAACTAATAGAGAAACTATCCCTTACCTTTACATTTCACCTGTTTTTTCCACTTAACTAGCTGATACGCACACAGTTAGGGCGTTAAACATCCGCTTAAAAAGGGCTATTCGTTGTTTACGCTGTTATCAAACCTTCAAAACCGTTAATCAGAGTTAAAATACTAAAGTTTTTTGGGAAATAGTTTTGTAGTTCAAAATAAAGCTGTACCTTTGTAACATCGAAAGAGAAATGAGAGCGCCGCCAATCGTAACCAAAGGGCGCGAGACAGGAAACACGGATGGTATCCTAGTTCATTTGAAAAGACGGTGCGGTTTCCGCTTAATTGAAGCTATAAAGCCCGAATCTCAATCGATAAAACAACTGAAAAGCCTACTAAATTTGTTGAACTATTCCGATACCGGAGAATCGTTTTAAACATTACTAGATATGGCAGCAATAGACATTTATAAGTTAGAAGCGTTCTTTTATAAGATTATACGGGAGAAGGTTAAAGCGTGCAAAACGATAGGCGAGGCTACAATGCTATACGGCTATCCGGGCAACTCGAAAATAGTGTTCGATGATTTGCAACGAGAAGAAGAAGCCGGAAAAAAGTTTAAATATAAAATCCGAGGCTTCATAATTCCACACGCCAAACGTTACGAAACTATTTTCGAACAGGCCCGGTGCGCCGCTTATTCCGATCACGTACAAACCTATCGAACGTCTGACAAATTGAGTTTTAAATTTAATGAAAAAATGAAATGGAAAAAGTAGAACTTATCACAGTGGCGGAAGCCGCCCGGTTAGCGGAGTGCACCGAAAATGCTGTACGCTACCAGCTCAACGCCGGAAAACTCACACGGTACGAGAATGGGACGGGCAAAATCAGAGTGAACAAAAATGAACTATTAGAAACAATTTTTAATTTTAAGAAAAAATGAAAGTAGTAATCGAATTAATCGGAAATGAGAGTAGAGAAAGTTTGTTGGCAACGTCTAATTATTTGCGCGAGCTGGCGGGAGAAACCATACCGGAAGTAACGGAACGTAAAACCGATCTTGACAAGTTAGCGGACGCTGTTGTAGAAGCAACAAAAGTGGAGGCAGAAGAGAAGCCTAAAACAGTGTCCGAAATGGTAGAATCTGAACGCGCAAAAACCCGCGCTAAACGTTCGGCAGAAGCAGCAGCAGAAGCCAAGGCAGCAGAAGCCAAGGCAGCAGAAGCCAAGGCAGCAGAAGCCAAGGCAGCAGAAG